GATGCTATGTTTACTGCTCTTTATGTAGGTAAAAGTATAGACATAAAGCCAGATGAGTTTAATCATCGTAACTTTACTCCTCGTAAAATGAGTAAGGAAAGTGTACTAGCCCTTCAAAACTTTATACTAAGTGTTTTTAGTACAAGGGGTGTATAATGATACATTTAGACCCAATGTCTATTGAAGGCTACATCATATGTGCAATAGCTTTAGTTGAAGCTATTATAATCATCTTTGGTATATGGGTTTGGCTCACCGTTTACCGAGATATTTAAGTACCGTACCTGCCTTGTGAATAGCCAGTGGCATTCGCCACCTGGCTACTCACTGGATAGGTACTATAAATAAGATAGTCCTAGTAAGATAGTCCTGTTCTAGTTGTGCTCGCCTCCGGCGAGTACTTATACTTATCAAATCAATTAGCAAATAAGGAGAAGTATTATGCTAACATTCACAAAACAATTGCAAAAAGGTATTGAAGATACCTATTCTAAAACAAACATTAAAAAAGTTGTTCAAGAAGATATAGACAACTCTGATTTTAAAGAAATTAACAGACGTCTAAACAAAGCCATTATAGTTTATCTTACAGGATCTTATTATTCTAGTAAGCAAACTAGAATACAACATGTCCGTAACAATGTACCAATTCAATCTATAATGAATGAATTGTTTATTGCAGTACTAAGCGAAACAGGACAAAAACCTATACAATCCATAGCTTCTAGACTAGGAGATGTGTTTAAGTTTGAGAATGTTATTGATAATGTAAAAACAGCTAGTGAAATACTTGCTGTGTGCAGAAATGCAGGCATTTATGACATAGTTTCTGCTGCTAATAGTGAAACAGGAAGTATTTTGATAATTCCTAAGTTCATTCTTGAAAAAGAGACGTTAGATAAAATACATAGAATGAAGTATTTACCTCCAATGATATGTGAGCCAGATCTAATACACAATAACTCTCAAAGTGGTTATCTTACAAAAGATGAAAGTGTTATTCTTGGTGCAAATAACCATCATGAAGGTTATCAAGCTATAGATGTTTTAAACATTATGGCTAAGATACCTTTAAGCTTAGATAGACCTACCCTAAAACTAGAAGAAAAGCCAAAGAAAGACATTGACACGTCAGAAAAAATGTCTAACTTTTTGAGACTTATAATAAGTTCAAGAAAAGTCTATCAAGAGTTACTTAGTTATGGCAACTCCTTCTATTTAAATTGGAGATTTGACAAACGTGGCAGAATGTATTCCCAAGGTCACGAAGTAAATATACAATCTACTAGCTACAAAAAAGCATTAATTAATCTAACTAAAAGAGAGATTATAAAATGACTAAGGTAGTTGTAAATAAAAATAAAAAAGCTTCATATCAACCAGATATATCTGTTTCAGGTAATCTTAACTTAGATGAAGATTCTATAAATATTTATTTAGGTATTAATAATTCAATTAACAAGCCAAGCATACAATTTGAATTAGATTTAATAAACGATGTTTTGCCTTTAAATAATGAAGACTATCTTACATTTATGGATCTAGAATACGAAAATTTCAATATCTTAGTAAATGCTCTAATAGATCTTCGTGAAGATATGAAGAAAATGGAAATAGAGTGTTTATTAGGAGCTTACGATAAAATTAAATCAAACGCATAGATAGGAGATATATTATGCAACAATTCACTGGAAGAGAATATATACTAATTGATATTGCTAACCAATACGGATTTAGCAAAATTACTTGGCAAGAAAGAATACATTGGACTCACAGTAATAGAACAGTGCTTGAGGATTTAACAGAATCCGCAGAAGAACCAATTCTATACGCAAAAGCTGTAAGGGCTCTCAGAGACGCTGACAAAGGCGTAGCCACAGGATTTATCATGGGTTTAGATGCTACAGCGTCTGGGCTGCAAATAATGGCTTGTTTAATTGGCTGTCATACTACTGCTTCTAATGTAAATCTTATTGATAGTGGTCAACGAGAAGATGTTTATACTAAAGTTGCTGATCGCATTAATAAAGTTACAGGTCTTAATTACTCTAAGTCAGATGTAAAGAAACCTGTAATGACTACATTTTATGGATCTAAAAAGCAACCTGAAGAACTGTTCGGAGAAGGAACTGAAGAGTTAATTAAATTTCAACAAATACTTCAAGAACAACTACCTGGAGCTATGGAATGTATGAAAGATATGCAAGATTGTTGGAGACCAAATGCATTAAGCCATACATGGACACTTCCTGATGGTCATGTAGCAAAAATACCTGTCATGCAAGTAAACGATATGAAAATTGAAATTGATGAGTTAAACCATGCTACTTATACTTTTAGAACTTATGAAAACAAACCTACTCCTAAAGGCTTGTCTCTTGCTGCTAATATAATTCATAGCATTGATGGTTATGTTGTGAGAGAAATGGTTAGAAGGGCTGATAAACAAGATTTTGCTCTTCTTACAATTCACGACAGTTTCTGGTCTTCTCCTAACTATATGAATAAAGTTAGACAAAACTATGTTGATATACTCGCAGAAATTGCTAAAAGTGATCTTCTTGGAGATATTTTAAGAGAAATTACTGATGATGTTGATTTGCAACATATTAAATTATCTGACAATTTACATACTTCTATAACTAATGCAGATTACGCATTAAGTTAATCATTTAAGCTTCCTTGGAAAGATGCAAAAGCATCTTTTCAAGGTGCTTTTTTTTACTTCTAAACCGATATACTAACTTTTTAAAATCGTACCACCTTTACTATATTACACCTATAGCCCTTATGTTATCAGCCTTCGGCTGTTTTTGTGGTCGATTTATATAAAAAAAGCTTGATTATTTCAATAATTAAGTCATTAATCAACATCCGAGGTATTCTCCCCTTATTACAAGGACTTCGGACAGGGGGAAGGTCAGGTTTCGCACTGCCTTCCCTCCTAATTATTTAAAAGGTGAGTAAGATGAGAGAAACAGTTTTACCGGCAAATAAAATAATTCTTGCAATGGGCATGTCAGAAATGACCCATCAAACTTTAAGACATGAGCTTTCTAAGCATATAAATGTTAGCGAGACTTTTGTACAAAATATAATTCAAAAAGGCGCATCAGGATCTACAGCTCATTTAATAGCGCATATCCTTAAGCTTGATAAATACACTCCTAAAAATTATGATCCTTTTTTTAAAGAAGTAAAACATAAGCCTTACAAAATAATAAGTAAGCTTAATTTAAAAAGACTTAGACGTAATTTTGCAAAAAAAATTCCTGCTAAACGCTGGTCTCAAGAAGAGCTTGCTGCAATAGAATTGCTTTTAGAAGGTAATACTTCACATAATGAAATATCTGATATTTTAAATAGAAGTGTTACATCTGTTAAAGCAATTATTAAAAGAAGGCTAGATATTTGAATTATTGCGTACAATGCGATAAACCATACGACCCAATATACGAAGATACTTATCGTATGTTTTCAGAACATTTCTGCAACGAAGAGTGCAGAGTACAGTTTTTTATAGATGAAATGGATTCGGGACGCTTGCCTCCGGCAAGTGATGCAATTCATTAACTTTAACAAAATAACCTTTGAGTTTGCCCACACATTATCTCAAAGGTTTAGAGGATTAGGTTATCCCCATTTCCTAATCCTCGCCCTTAATTAAAAGAAAGAGTATTATGATTACATCGGAAAAAGCTTCCCAACAATTAAAAGAAATACTAGACCCTCTTTCTGCTAGATCTCTTGAGGAAGTAATAGATGAAGCTCATGAATTAGGAGAATTGGAGCTAGGAGGGTATACTCACCCAAACTCAGCTGAAATTAGACTTAAGCCTAACGAATCTGATACAGTTTATATAAGAGAAATTAGTAAAAATAACAGTATGAAACAAAATATTATAATTGCTATCCAAAGAGCTAAATGTATGCACCAAATATATGCAGATTGTGGATGGTTAAAGAATCAGCCGTAGGGATTTTTTTATTAATTCCTTTAGCCCTACGAAGGTAATGAGAGGAAGCATTTTGGTAGGTGTTTCCTCTCATTATACATATTAAATAACGGAACGATCATGAGCGATTTATACGAACACGGCGAAGCTAGAAGACAAAAAACAATGATCAAGTGGACTTATCCACAAACCCCTCCTATTAATGCGCCCTATGAGCGCTCTATATACACTGCTGTTAACCAAAGACAGGAATCAAGTGATGAGTAGAAAAAGCGATTTCGCAAAAGCAATAGCCGAATCTAACAAAGATACTTGGTTAGAAAAAATCCCAGAAATAAAAGATCAACCTCTTGATAAACAAATTGGTGGTTATCATTACAAAGGCATGGCAATTCAGCCAATCGAGTTCGCGCAGAAAAATAGACTTAATTATTGTGAAAGTAACGTAATTAAATACATCTGCCGACATGCAGATAAAAATGGCGTAGAAGATCTACGCAAAGCAATTCATAATATTGAGTTGCTTATTCAAATAGAGTATGGAGATGACTAATGGGACGCCCATCATTATCAGAAGATTTATTAATTGAAGCTGTTGAAGCATACGCTCAGTATGGAACATATCATAAAGCCTCTGCTGCTTTAGGAATTCAACAAGTTACTTTACAAGCTCGTGTAAAAAAAGCCATCAACAGAGGGTACTCTCCTAAACACGGCATGGATCAAATAACTCCCGAAGGCTTTTCAGTTATCGGCACATCCACTCTCTATGATAAATCAACCGGGGACGCTAAAATTCAATGGGTAAAAACTACCCGTGATAGAGAACAACGCGAGCTTGCTATGCAAGCAGCTGTTTTAGCAATGTCAGATGACATACCAAGAGTTGAGCCTATTGTCTCTCCTACAGAAACTAATAGTGACTTGCTAACACTTTACCCAGTCGGTGATCACCATATGGGTATGTTAGCCTGGGGAGAAGAAACAGGCGGAGCAAACTACGACACTAAAATATCCGAAGAACTTCTTTGCAGTGCTATGGATTATCTAGTAGATACTGCGCCTTGCTCAGAACAAGCTGCTATTCTTGTATTAGGCGACTTTCTTCATTTTGAAGGACACAAACCAGTTACAAGTCACAGCGGAAACGTCTTAGATGCTGATAGTCGTTATCAGGCGGTTGTTCGTGCTGGGCTAAGGTCTATTAAATATATTGTGCGAGCTGCTTTAGAAAAACATAAAGAAGTGCGCTTAATATTAGAGACTGGTAATCATGACCGTGGTCCTATGGCTGCTTTTATGGAAATGTTTTACATGTACTATGAAAATGAGCCTCGTGTGATTCCTGACAGAACTCCAAGAAATATACATATATTTAAGTTTGGTAAAAACTTAGTAGCAACGCATCACGGCGATAAAATTAAGATGGATAAACTCCCTCTTGTTATTGCCACTGACTGGCCTAAAATGTGGGGAGATACACAATACAGAACTGTTCATACTGGACATGTGCATCATGATCATATTAAAGAGCATCCAGGTATCACTACAGAATCTCATGGCATACTTGCTCCTAAAGATGAATACGCAGCCTCCGGCGGCTGGAGAGCAAAGCAATCAATGAAATCTATTGTGTTACACACAGAATATGGAGAGGTAGGCCGTAATATGGTTACACCTAATATGTTAAAATAATGGGCAAAATCAAAAATCTTCTTGATGATGAACTTATGAAAGATATGACTGAAGATTCTTTTCGTAATATTATGTTAACCAACGAAAAAGAACAGCTGTATAAAAAATATGTTAGACATATATCTATAGTTAAACAACATATTGAAAATGATCATTTTGAATCAGATCCTTTTCCTATTGAACGCTATTTAAATGCAAAAGATTATCTACATCTATTAGAATATGGATTAATAGGTCTTAATCTACATCAACAACAAGATAAAATTATTAATATATTAACTAGGAAGTAATTATGGATGAGATAGAGTTTAATGCATGGTTAGATACATGCCCCACACATCATTGGGAAATCACATATAGTGAACCCAATGGGATAACCGTTAATTTTCAAATTACATCTAACGAAAACGAAAAAGAGGAGAAATAATATGGCACAGAAATCAGTTAAACAAATCTTATCTAACTTTTTATACGAGTTGGACGTAGACATGTATCAAAGCGATGTTGAAGCAGATCGTCTTATTAAACAGCTTACTTACAACGGATATGAAATACCCGGTGTACAAATTGCTTCATCTATTATGATGAATAAATATGCTGCTCGTGTAAAAGAAGATGAACCAATATTCTTTTTACTTGGACATGATGCTCAAGCTCCAAATGCTATTAGAACATGGGCAGCTCACCGTATGCAAGCAGAAGGGCCAAGCAAACAAATTGACCGTTCTCTTGAAATTGCTGACGAAATGGAAGCATATCAAAGATCCCATATTAAATAAATAGCCTACGGCTATTCTTATAAATAACTCAAATTAACAAAACTTGGTGCAGTTCCTTGGGGGAGCTGACAGTGATTTATGACACCTGTAAACTGTTGTCATTAACAGGGCGAAAGGTTCGATCCCTTTGCTGCATCATGTTTTGTTAATATTTATCATTAAAGGAAATTACAATGACCATAACAATAACTCCCTCTCAATCAATTGAGCTAATGATGGACGTTTTAAAGCAAGGGCTTGTCCCAATGCTTACTTCTTCCCCAGGTTTAGGAAAGTCATCACTTGCAAAACAAATTGCTGAAGAACAAAACCTAAAAGTAATTGATCTTCGCTTATCTCAATGTGACCCAACTGACTTAGGCGGGTTTCCTATGATTAACGAAGACAAATCTAAAGCAAGCTACGTTCCTATGAATACATTTCCAATAGTTGGAGATCCTATCCCAACAGGCTACAGTGGTTGGTTACTATTAATGGACGAGTTTAACTCAGCCCCACAATCTGTACAAGCAGCTGCTTATAAGATAGTATTAGATAAAGAAGTTGGTTTACACAAATTACATAACAAAGTTGCTATTATTTGTGCAGGTAATCTTATTACAGATAAAGCTATTGTTACTAAGCTTTCTACAGCTATGCAATCAAGAATGATTCATTTTGAAATGGAAGCTAATCTTAAAGACTGGTTAAACTGGGCAGCTAAAGAGAGTATAGATTATAGAATTACATCATTTATTAATTTTAGACCAGAGCTATTACATAGCTTTGATCCCGATCATTCAGATAAAACATTTCCTTGTCCTCGTACGTGGGAATTCTTATCTAAAATAATTAAAGGCTGGGCAAGTATTTTACCAAACAAAGCCCCTATTATAGCAGGTACAATTGGCGAAGGCCCAGCAATGGAGTTTACTTCATTTTGTTCTATCTATGATAGACTTCCTACTATCGAGCAAATTATTAAAGATCCATTAGGAATTGAAATATCTACAGAGCCAAGCATTCTTTATGCAACATCTGGTATGATAGGTGCTCATATTACAAGAACAAACATAGACCTTCTAATGTCTATGATAATCAGGCTTCCTATTGAATTTCAAATCAATAGCTTACGTGAAGCAATCATGAAAGATAGATCATTTATGAAAGTTCCTGGTATTGCTGAATGGATTGCTAAAAATTCAAAAGCTCTTTTATAATGGAAACCCAAAAAGAATTAGATCAACTGCTTAATAAAGCTAAAATAGGCATCATGACTAAACAAAGTAGTGCTTTTATATGTACTATCTTATTTTCTTTAAAACAAAGCTGGGACAAGGGCCTTCCAACTGCAGGTACAGATGGTGAAAAGCTTATTATTAATCCAGATTTCTTTTCAAATCTTACTTCTGATGAACAAATAGGTTTACTTGCACATGAAGCATGGCACGTGGCTTTTAGCCATGTAGATAGAGGAAGATCTTTTGATAAACAAAAATACAATATAGCTGCTGATTATGTAATTAACATAATGTTAGTAGACGCTGGGTTTATTTTACCTGACGGCGCTTACATTGATGATCAGTATAGACATATGTCTACAGAAGAAGTTTATGACGCACTTCCTGATTCTTTGCCTGAAGATTACGATTGTGATATTATTCCAATTGATGATGAATCAGCAAGCGATATGGAAATTGCTCAAAAAAAGCTAAACATTAAACAAATTATTATGAAAGCTGCTCAACAATCTAAAATAAGAGGTGATGAATCGGGAACAATTCCCGGAGATATACAAAGAATGATAGACGAGCTTACTAATCCAAAGTTAGATTGGTTTACTATTCTTATGAATTACATGACTGCTTTTGATAAAACAGACTTTAGTTTCCGCACCCCTAATCGTAGATTTTTTCCAGATTTCTTTTTACCCGGACTTCACGGTGAAAGTATGAATGAATTAGCTTTAGCATTTGATGCTAGTGCTTCTGTATCTAATGAAGAATTCTCTGCTTATTATGGTGAAACAAAATATATGCGAGAATTAGTCAATCCTGTCTTAACAACTATTATTGATTTTGATACACAAATTAATAATGTTTATTCTCTTAAAAAAGAAGACAGTATGGATAACACTGTTGTATTCAACGGAGGCGGTGGCACAAACTTACAACCTATCTTTGATCATTATAAAAAAAACAAACCAACTGTTTTAATTATATTTAGTGATTTATATTGTTCAAAGATTATAGAAGATCCAGGCTATCCTGTAGTATGGATCTCAGTAAATAATAAGAGTGCTCAAGTTAATTTTGGTACTTTAATTCATTATGATTTAAAATATTAAGGAATATTAATGCCTTTATCTATCGATCAGCAATCAGTTGCTGATATGTTTATGAAATTTGTATCTACACCACATGAAAAAGAGATGGTTATTTTAGGATCTCCTGGCTGTGGCAAAAGTTACTTAACTAAACATCTTATAGATTTACTCCGTAAGTCTAATACTCTCACTCATTTATTATCTCCTGGAAGTTCAGGAGTAAAAATTCATTGTACGGCTACTACTAATAAAGCTGCTAGAGTTTTAGCCGACTTTACAGGCGAACCTGCTCAAACAATTCACGCTTTGCTTGGCTTAAAAGTTACTAATAATTTATTTACAGGCAAAACGTCTTTAAAAAAAACAAGCAATTATGCTGTTGTTGAAGACAGTGTTGTTTTTATTGATGAAGCAAGTCAAGAAGACACTCACTTATTACATACAATTAGAAGTTCAACAATGAATTGCAAAGTGGTTCATATTGGAGATCCATATCAACTTACTTCAGTTCATGAAACTATTAGCCCTGTATTTAAAGATATAAAACTTCAGGGAATTTTAACTAACTCACAAAGATTTACTCCCGGAGGTCCAATAGATACTCTTGCAACAGGCTATAGAAATGCCATTGATACAGGTGTATTTCCTGTAATAAATATTGATGATAAAAACATTAAACATTGTAATGGCGAATCTTTTAGAGATGAGATAAATTACGAATTTTTACATGCTCGTAATCTTCATGAAAATCACGCTAAGATAATGGCTTGGAGCAATGTTAAAGTACGTGCTTATAACTCTTATGTTCGAGGACTACATACTTCATTTGAAGCATTTGAGGTTGGAGAAAAAGTTATAACTAACAAACCTATATTAGGAAGAAATGGTCGCACGGCTTATCACACTGAACAAGCAGCCATAGTTTCTTCTATTACTGCAGGAGAAGAACACGACATACCTGGTTGGTGGATCACACTTAGTAATGAAACACATGTTTTTCAGCCTAAAGATCCACAAATGATTAAACTTCTTGTAAAGCAAGCTGCAATAAAAGCTAAAGAAACTAAGGACTGGTCAAAATATTTTTCTATCCAAGATTTTTTTGCTGATCTTAGACCTATTCACGCATCAACAATACATAAAGCTCAAGGCTCTACTTATAACAAAGTATTTATAGATTTAGACGATATTAGTCGATGTCATCAACCTAATGTTGTAGCTAGATTACTTCATGTTGCTATTTCAAGAGCGTCTAAACAAGTCATTCTTTATGGAAACTTACCTCCAAAATATGGAAGTATAAATCATGGCAGTTAGATTAGATCAACAGATAGGATATGATATCCATTTATCTTTATCTGAAAAAATTCTTTCAGAAGATTTTGCTCTTAATCAAAAAAATACAGAAAAATTTATAAATAGTATATTAAGAGAAGATTTAAGATTCACTTCAACTCCTTATTTATGTGGATTTTTTTATCAAGGAAAAGTTTACGATAAAGTAAGTAATCTTTACCGATCTTGGGATAAACGTGTAGAGCTTCCAAAAGAATATCATTTTAAAATGAATCAATTAATTGATAATAAGTCAGAACTGGAAAAAGACAAAAAAAGCATAGTTCTTTATTTAAGAGACGTTTTTGTTATAGCAGAAACATTTGGTGATGTATTAGCACTTACGCCTCCGGCATATCACACAAATTTACGTGATGAGACTAAGTACATTTATGTTAGCGAAGAACCTAGACTAAAGGAAAGTATTAGAGGTAATTTTTTAATTAAAAATCGTAAAATGGTAGATTTGTTTAAACAATATTTAATGGGAAAGATTTTAACAGATGGGATATAGGTCAGACGTTGTCTTTGCTATATATCAAAAAGATTATTTTGCCTCAAGCGTGTTAGAAAATGTGTTTCCAAATTTACTTAAAAATTCAAAAGTTTTTAAAAAAAACCTTGGTGAATTGGGATACGAAACTAATTCTGAAATAATTTTTTTTACATGCTCTGGCTTAAAATGGTATGACAGCTATCCAGAAATTCAACAAATTCAAACTTTTATGGATCATTTAGATGAACAAGAAATTTTATATGCTTTTGTCAGATTAGGCGAACATGACGATGATATTGAAAAAAGAGGCGAGCCTTTTGAATTTGACATTCAAGTTAATGTATCACTTGATTTACCCCCTAACATAATGAGAGATTTATATTAAAATGAGGCACATAATATTTGAAGAAAATACTTCATTTAAAGTAGCTATTCTTATAAAAGATATCGCTTTTAAAGAAAAAGAATTAAGAAAAGAATATCTAAATAATTCGTCTATTCCACCAGAAGATTTTATAGCGTTAAGCTTAAAGTATGACATCAATGATAAAGCTCCAGTCACTCTTATTAAAAAGCATTTACAAAACGTATTAAAAGCAGCTGATAACTTGGACGTAAAGATTCTTTATGTCTGTGATTCAGCTTATTTTAAAACTCTTACAAAACAAAGAAAAGCAGATCCTCATCATGGCTATGTAATGGATTGTGCAATTAAAGGGTTTGAACATATAAAAGTTGTTCTTGGTATTAATTACAAAGCATTATTCTATAATCCAACATTAAAAGAAAAACTTGATTCTTCTTTAAATACTGTACAGCAACAATTAGCGGGCTTGTATTTATCTCCCGGTGCTTCAATAATCCATTCAGCACACTACCCAACTACTTTTGAAGATATTTCCTTAGCTATTGATAAATTACATCAATACAAAGAACTTGTTTGTGACATTGAAACTTTTTCGTTATTTCTTCCTGATGCAAAGCTAGGCACTATTGCTTTTGCATGGAATGAAAATAATGGAATAGCTTTCCGTACAGACGGCTCTCAAAAAATAAAAGTCTATAAAAAACTTAAACAATTTTTTACAAACTATAAAGGCACGCTAATATTTCATAATGCTAGTTATGATATTAAAGTGCTTATTTATGAGTTATGGATGAAAGCAGATGGTATTAATTATTCTGCTATGATTAAAGGTCTGGAAGTAATGACTCGATCCATTCATGACACTAAAATAATAGCTTACTGCGCTACAAATAGTACCACTCGTTTGAGCCGTAGTTTAAAAGAGTTATCTCAAGAATTTGCTGGTAACTATGCTCAAGATGATATTAAAGACATTACATTAATTGATAATGACGTTTTACTTCAGTATAATTTAATTGACTGTTTATCTACGTGGTATGTCAAAAATAAATATTGGCCTATTCTTGTAAAAGATCAGCAAGAAAACGTGTACAATAATGTTTTAATGCCTAGTGTTAAAAATCTTCTTCAAATGGAATTAGTAGGAATGCCTATAGACATTGAAGAGGTTAAAGTTAGTCAACATGATCTAACCAACATTCAAAAAACTTTTACTCAATCTTTGTTTCAAACAAATTTAATTAAAGATTTTATTACACATTTACGTAAAGAAGAATGTGTTAAAAAAAATGCACTTCTGAAAGTCAAAGTCAAACCTCTTGAAGATTTCAATGACATCACTTACAACCCAGCAAGCAATCTTCAGACAAGAAAACTTTTGTACGATATTATGGAGTATGAAAAGCTTGATCTTACTAAGACCGGGGAGCCAGGTGTTGGTGCTAAAACAATTAAAAAGCTATTACTTAAAGCAAAAAATTCTGAACATACAGCAATTCTTACAGCTTTAGTTGGGTTACAAGAAGTTTCTATTATTCTTAATAATTTTATTAAAAATTTCTATGCTAAAAGTGCTCAAAAAACTGATAACTTTTACTATATGTATGGGAACTTTAACTTAGGTGTTGTAGTTAGTGGCAGGCTTTCAAGCTCAGACCCAAACTTACAAAACATTCCAAGCACTGGAACTATTTATGCTAAATATATTAAAGGCTGCTTTAAAGCACCTCCAGGATGGTTAATGATGGGTGCTGACTTTGCATCTTTAGAAGATAGAATATCAGCACTGACAACCAAAGACCCTAATAAATTAAAAGTTTATACTGATGGTTATGATGGTCATTGCCTTAGAGCTTATAGTTATTTTGGTGATCAAATGACAGGCATCGTAGATACAGTCACTAGCATCAACAGCATAGCTAAAAAATATCCTAAACTTAGACAAGCCTCTAAAGCCCCTACTTTTCTATTGACTTACGGAGGTACTATTTTCGGCTTAATGGATAATGTAGGACTGTCAGCTAAAGAAGCATACCGAATAGACACTAATTATCATGAACTTTATAAAGTGTCTGATGCATGGGTAGCTTCTAAACTAGACCAAGCAACAATAGACGGTCACGTTACTGTAGCTTTTGGACTTAGAGTGCGCACACCTATTCTATCTCAGACCTATTTAAATAAAAAATCTACACCCAAAGAAGCCAGAGCAGAAAGTAGAACTGCTGGTAACTCTTTAGGACAGAGTTATGGCTTATTAACTAATAGGGCAGGTATAGAATTTCAAAACAGAACATTAAATTCTAAACACGCACTGGATATTATGCCAATAGCTCAGATTCATGATGCACTATACTTTATAGTAAGAGACACCTACGGTGTCGTTAAGTGGTTTAATGACAATCTTATTGAATGTATGGAATGGCAAGACTTGCCAGAACTTAAACACCCTACTGTAAAGTTAGGTGGAGAAGTAGATATATTCTATCCAAGTTGGAATCAAAATTATACTTTGCCTAACAAAATTACAAAATCAACTATTAAACATATTATTCAGGAGAAAAATAATGGGATGTGACATTCATTGTTTTGTTGAACATAAAGTAGATAACTCTTGGTATTGCAATAATTACTCATCAGAAAATGGTATTGCAAGTGAAATCTTTATCCCAAGAAATTATGATTTATTTGGGTTTTTAGCTGGAGTCAGAAAAGAAAGATATGACAGTTTACCACTTTTAGGATTACCCTCTGATATAGCTGATGGCACACATGATTTTTACAAAAAATATTGGGCTGATGATGCTCATTCAGAGTCGTTTATTTACCTAAATGAGATAAAACAATATATAATGGAGTTTGCTCTTATCCCTGAAAAAGAAGGCTATTATGTATTAAATGGCTTAAATCATATATTAAATTTATTTAATACATCTGACAAAAATAACCACCATTCACCCGAAAATTCACGCATAATTTTTTGGTTTGACAATTAAGGAATTACTATGAATTTATCATCTGATATAACACTTTCTATGCAAGTGTGGTTAGCTAACGATACATACGATCATAACAACGATCCTTTAACAATAAGCGCCACTGGTTTATTAAACTCTATTAAACAAATTATATTAACTGGACGAGTTAAATCTGAACCAGGATTAACAAATGTAAATGTGTTAGCCGCTAGTAGAATAGGTACAGCTATTCATGATAGTGTGGAAAATGCTTGGACAGGAGATGTAGCCCCTCTTTTACGTAAGGTAGGTCTTCCAGACAGTATCGCTAACAGAATTATCGTTAACCCATCTCCAGAGGGCTTAAAACAAGCTCCTGACGCAATTCCTGTATATCTTGAGCAACGTGCTCATAAGAAAATAGGGAATTACACAATTTCAGGCAAATATGACATTGTATTTAATGGCAAGCTAGAAGATATTAAATCTACAAGCACTTATACATACGTAAATAAAACCAACAATGAAAAATTTGCAATGCAAGGAAGTATATACAGATGGCTTAACCCAGATGTAATTACAAATGACACTATGCTTATACAATATGTATTTACAGATTGGAAAGCTATGCAAGCCAAAACAGATAAAACTTACCCTATAAGTAAAATAATGGCAGTAGAGTTACCTTTGTTATCTCTAGCAGACACACAAAGATATATTGTAGACAAGCTTAATGCTATGGAACAATATTGGACTAGTCCAGAAGAAGATATTCCACCTTGTACAGAAGAAGAACTTTGGAGAACCGCTCCAATGCATAAATATTATAAGAATCCTGCTAAAAAAGCCCGAAGCACTAAGAACTTTGCCGTGCATGGGGATGCCATTAGTAGATTAGCTGCAGATGGCGGCGTTGGCGAAGTAGTAACAGTCCCCGGCGAAGTAAAAAGATGCCTATATTGTGATGCATTTGATGTCTGTAAACAAAAAGACAATTATATCGCAGATGGCTCATTAAAAATGTAACTTAAGGATAATACTATGAAAATGTATTTTAATAATCTGCTGTCTAGTACAGCGGCGCTACTCGGACATTCTTTATTTCAAAATGTGAAGCTAAGTCGTAAAACTTCAGTTTCTCCTCGTAAACAATCAGATACAACCCCATTTACTCAATATACTTTTGATTTTATTATGCATATGCATACTGAAAGAGTGAGATATAATCTTACTGCAAAAGAAAAAGGACTTCCAATGGTAACTGTTCAAGACCTTGTACAGGAAGTTAATAAACAAATGGGAACTAATAAATCAAGATCTACTATTGCCCGTGTATGGCAAGGTCGTATTGAAAGAGATTCTTTAGCAACAGGCTACGCATATTTTGAATGGAAATAAAATGAAGTCATATGACGCAATGGACTATCATCCAATAGCTGATAAGCTAGTGGATGTATTGTGCCAAAAAACACAAAGCACTAACAGATTGTTTTTTCATGTAATGGTTTCTTACTATCTTACTAAAGTAGCTTCTATGATGCGTGCATCTGTAAATACTCATGATAGAGGCAAAATACCTGTTAATTGTTATGCCCTTAACTTAGCTTATTCAGGCGAAGGTAAAGGCCATTCAACTAACATTGTTGAGGAACAAGTTATTAATACATTTAAAGAAAGATTCTTAGAAGAAACTTTTCCAAAAATGAGTGAAGCTAATCTTAGCAAACTTGCTATCAAAAGAGCTATTAAAAAAAATGTTGACGAAAGTGAAGAATTACTTAGAACAACCAAGGAATTTGAACTTCTAGGTAATTTTGCATTCTCATTTGATAGTGGCACAACTGCAGCTGTAAAACAAATGCGACAAAAACTTTTAATGTCAAACTGCGGCTCTATGAATATGGAGATCGATGAGATTGGCTCTAATCTTTTAGGCAATATTGATGTACTAAATACATTCTTAGAATTGTTTGACGTTGGTAAAGTAAAACAAAAGCTAACTAAAAACACTGCAGACAATCTTCGAGGCGAGGAAATTGATGGTAAAACACCAACAAATATGATGCTCTTCGGTACTCCTGCTAAGTTGCTTAACGGCGGCAGAGTAGAAGAAGAATTCTACGCTATGTTAGAAACCGGTTATGCACGCAGATGTCTTTTTGGATATGTTAAATCATCCACTAGAAATACTTCACTAACTCCCGAAGAAATCTATGATATGCTTACAGATAATACTGCAAATACTTTCTTGCAGACTTTATCTAATGACCTAGGTAATTTAGCTCATCCATCTTATTTTGGTACAACAATAGATATTGATAAAAGCGTTAGCTTATTATTAATTGAGTATAAAATTGCTTGCGAAAGACTAGCCAATGGATTATCAGATCATGAAGAAATTCGTAAAGCAGAAGTAGCACATAGATACTTTAAAACACTAAAGTTAGCAGGTACATATGCCTTTATTGATAACAGTCCAAATCTAACTGAAGATCACCTATATAATGCTATTAAGATAGTTGAGGATTCAGGCAAAGCATTTGAATCTTTGTTAACCAGAGAACGTAACTACACTAAACTTGCAAATTACATTGCACATATTGGCAGAGAAGTTACTCACGTTGATATGGTTGAAGACCTACCTTTTTATAAAGGCAGTGAAAATCAAAAACGAGAGATGATGACTTTGGCTATTGCTTATGGTTACAAAAACAATATCATTATTAAGAAAAGCATTACAGATGGTATAGAGTTTCTAATTGGCGAAGCTCTTAAAGAAACTGACACAACCAAAATGGTTATTTCTTACGGCACTCAGTTAGCAGAAAATTACAAATGTGAATATGTTCCATTTGATAAGCTTCATACGCTTACACAATTGCCTAATTATCATTGGGTTTCTCATCATTTATACGACAATTATCGTAAAGAAGATCATGTTATTTCTGGCTTCAATATGGTAGTATTAGACATTGATGATGGTGTAAGTATGGACACAGTCCAGTTACTTTTAAAAGACTACACTTCATTAATATACACTACAAAAAGACATACAGATGCAGCTAACAGATTTAGAGTACTGCTTCCAATGTCTCATACACTAAAACTAGATGCTAATGAGTTCAAAGAATTTATGAATAACATATTTGAATGGCTTCCTTTTGATGTTGATAAACAAACTAATCAACGCTCTAGAAAATGGCAAACATTTAATGGTAAACATGCTTATAACTCAGGCAAGTTACTAGACTCTCTTTTATTCATACCAAAGACTTCTAAAAATGAAGAAAGAAAGAAAATTATTAACGATCAACAATCTCTCAATAATGTTGAAAGATGGTTTATTGATAATACTGCTACAGGCAATCGTAGTAATCAATACATTAGATACGCACTAATGCTTGTAGACTCTGGTATGGATATTAACGCCGTACAAAATAATCTTATTGGCCTTAACAATAAATTACCAGATAAAATGAGCGAAGCAGAAATCCTATCTACTATTTTGGTAACTGCATCTAAAGCAATACATAAACGCGACACTTTGTAATATCGCCTCCGGCGATTAAATTAACTCTTAAAATATATGGAATAAACATGAACGACAATCTTGTACTAATTAGTGGCAAAACTGCTACTGGTAAATCTGCATCTCTACGTAATATTGGTGATCCAAAAGGCGTAATTTATCTTAATTGTGAAAACAATAAAAAGCTTCCTTTTAAAGGAGCATTTAGAGAAGAAATTATTATTGACCCTAAACAGATCTACTCTATTTTAGAGACAGCAGAACAGCACAAAAATATTCATACTATTGTTATTGATAGTTTAACTTTTGCTATGGATATGTTTGAATCTGTTCACGTATTGACATCAGCAAATACAATGAAAGCATGGGGCGAATATGCTCAATTCTTTAAAATATTGATGAGCCAATATGTAGCAAAGTCAACAAAAAATATTATTTTTATCGGTCATACACTTACAGTGATGGATGAAAAAACTTTAGATAGAGAAACTAAAGTCAAAGTTAAAGGCTCTCTTATGAATAACGGTATTGAAAGTTTTTTTTCAACCGTAATAAGCACAAAAAAAGTGCCTACAAAAGTTTTAGAAGAATACAAATCATCTCTTCTAAATATAACACCTCAAGAAGAGGCGTTAGGCTTTAAGTATGTGTTCCAAACACAACTCACTAAAGAGACAGTGGACGAAGCCATAAGAAGCTCTATGGGTATGTGGACTATAGACGAAACCTACATTGATAACGATGTGCAATTGGTTATTGACCGCTTGCATAGTTATTACAAATAATATTAACCTAAATATGAAGGAGACATTATGTCTTTACTAAGTAATCTTGAATCAAACGACACAATCGAAGGCGACAAAGACTCAGTTGGAGGTGGATCATTTCTAGTTGACTCAGGTCTTCATCGCATGAACATTGAACTAGCTTATATTGATCAATCAGCAAGAGGAGCTCTTTCACTTAATCTCCATCTAACTGGTGTTGATAGTGGCTCAAATGTACGCCAAACAATTTGGATCTCAAGTGGAGATGCCAAAGGCAACAAAAACACTTACATTGATGCTAAAGGCAAAAAACAGTATCTACCTGGGTACAAATTAGCTGAATCACTTACTGAAGCTGTTCTTAAAACAAAAATGAATGCTTTAGAAACAGTTGAAAAAGTTGTAAATCGTTGGGATTTTGAAGCTAAAGCTGAAATTCCACAAAAAACAGCTGTCATTAGTGACCTTTTAGGAAAAGAAATTCTAGCAGGTATTATTAAACAAACAGTTGATAAAGTAACTGACAATGGTGCTGGCAAATGGGTTCCAAGCGGTGAAGTTAAAGATGAAAATGTCATTGACAAATTCTTTAACGCTGACGGCTTAACTGCAACAGAAGTTAAAGCAGGTGCTGACGAAGGCTCATTTACTGATAAATGGGAAAGTAAATTTGGAGGAACATATCCTGACAAATCTACTACTGGTAGAGATGCTGCAGCCGCATCCACTGTTGGCACACCAACAGCGGCTACGCCAGCCGCAACCTCAAGCTTATTTGCTAACGCTTAATGAGCAAACTTGTAGCATATATTGCATGTGATCCGGGAGCTAAAGGGTATTATTGCCTTTTAGTTCCCAGCACTAAATATGTGCAATTTTATTCAAATATTGAAAAACCAAAAGATATCGCTGAATGGCTAACTGCTGCTAAAAATAAGTTTAATATTCCTGTAGTTATGATAGAAGATGTTCATACTTTATTTGGAATGTCAGCTAAATCTAATTTTAGCTTTGGACGTAATGTCGAAAGGGTAAATGTAATTCCACAAGTGGTGGGATTATCTGTAGGTTTAGTGACTCCTAAAGTATGGCAGAAGTTTGTAGGTGTAAAAACCAAAGGCAAAGCTATTAAAAACGAAGTAGCTAGTATATGTGATCGTCTTTATCCTGATGCCTCTATTAGAGGCTCAAAAGGCGGCTTACAAGATGGCAAAAGCGATGCTTTAATGGTTGCGCATTATGCAAGCCAAACATTTAAATCTTAACAAGGAAATACAATGGATATTACATTGAAAAATACAGAGATAAACAAAGCTCTGGAAGAATACGTAGCCCATCAAGGAATTAACCTTGCTGGTAAACACGTAGAAGTAACTTTTACCGCAGGTCGTGGTAGTAATGGCAATACAGCTGTTATAAGTATTATGAATCCTGAAGATATTCCTAAAAAGAAATGTTGTTCACGGAAATCAAAAGCAGATAAGTCAGACCCAGTGAATCTTTCTAATATAGATCAAGTAGAATTACCTTTTACAGAAAGCATTGTTTCTAAAAACGATGCTGCAGAAGAATCTACCGAAGAACCTTCTGACGATCAAAGTTTGTTTAGCAATTCTAATTAACTATGTTTAAGAAAATTAAAAACCTTATCCTAGCAGTACTTTCAACAGTATTGCTAGGAGGTATTGTTTTTGCGTCTATGCTTATGGGCTATATATTAACAATTATAGGTGTAGTGCTTTTAGCCGTAGTATTTACACTTTTTATTTTTGTAGGCTTAAATGTTGATTATAAATCGTACAAAAAGTCTAAAACTAATAAAGAGCATAATCCGTAACAGCATCATCAAATACAACACTTGATGCAGCGGTTGTATAGACGTTAGCAAGAGGTGCTAATGCTATATCTGTTGGATCAAGATTAACATTGTGTAATAAGCTTCCTGTTAACGCGAATGAGTTAGTTATAAATGGTACACGTATATCAAGATATCCTGCTGAAAGTAATAATGAAGCGACTCTTGCAGGATGGTTAATTACAAGATTTATTATCTGCCCCTGAATACGAAGCACATATTTGCTAAACATTAATAATCCTACATCATTTCCCCACTGTAAATTTCCGTGTGTCATTGTATCATACGCAACAAATAATTTTTTTACATGAGCAAAAGATTCTTTCTTTGACATCTTTTTTCTTTTCATGTTGTGCTGATGCATAGCGAATCTTGCAACAAAATCGCTTTGTTGAGTAGCAATTTTAAAGAAATTGCCTGTAGCAGATGTCTTGTTTACAAAGAATTCATCTACAGGTGCTTTAAGTGGACCTAATTTATCTGCGCCAGGTTTTAAATAATCTGACACTATAGTTGCGTATTTTCCACTTTTTTGCTCTATGTCTATTTCTTCTACAATAGTCTGATAAAGACCAGCTTCGTTCAACTCTCTAACTGGGCTAATTGCCATCTTTTCGTTGCTTTGTATTATCTTAATTCTTAAAGCTTTAATATCTTTTTCAATATTATTTTTAAGAGCCCTGCTAACATTTCCAGATTCTATTCTTCTTAATTTAACGCTTATTGCTCTTTCAGAAGCTAAGACTATTTTTGTATTTTTTACATATTCTCTAGAATGCGTTACAGCAGTTATATTATATTTGACAATTTCAGGAATACTTAACCCAGCTGTAGCTAAAACCAACGTGTTACTTAACACATTCTCTAATAAAACTTGTCCTAATTTTACAACAATTGTGTATTTAGCAAGTTTTACAAGTTCGTACCATGCATCACCAGCTTTTCTAAACCCTCCTGGAGTTATTCCTAATTTTGCTAAAGCACCGTCATTATCAAGTAGCATTTCAGCAAATGCGTTTCTATGTTCTTTTTCCATTGTTTCAATTTCACTAGCGTACTGTTCTAACCAGTCTGAAATTCTTTTCTTTTTGCGTCCAAAAAGTTGTTCCACAAGTTCTTCGTGAACATAAAATCCTTTTTCACCAAAAGCATTTTGTAATTCTTGGCGCATTGTAGGAGGTATTCTTTGCCATGTTTCTCTAAGGTTAAGGTCTTCAGATTTCTCTCCTATAAATACAAAGTGTTCAGCTTGTTTTACAGTAGCCGTTTGAAAAGTATCTAAAATCATACTAACAATTCTACTATTTAGTCTTGTGCCTACTGGGTTTACTTGACTTGAAGATGTCATTGAAGCCATCATAGCTCCAAATTCATCGTCTCTATTAAGCATATGTCTTTTAGTTTTTTCATCCATTAGATAGCGCCAGCCAGATATTTGTCCTACGCCATCAGTAATAGGAACTAATATATTAGCTTCTCCATCTAAAGAAAGTGTATCGTTGCCGTTAAAGAACTCGTCTACTAAATCCATATTTTTATTTAGTATAGCGTCTCCTTGAATTCCCCCGGTCATTCCTGGTTCCATACTGCCTTGTTGAGAACTGACTTCAATAATATCTGTTCCTTTGCTGGCTTCTTGTCGCATCGTTACTGCTCCAGCTTCTCTTGCCGTCTCTCTTCGATCTTTATTTATATAAATATACAAAGGCTCCACTATTTCATTACTTGTTTCATCCGCTAAAGGATCTGTAGGAATAGGTTTTGTTAGCCTTTCATAATGTAATTTTTCATAATGCGCAGCTTCTGCTGCAGTTCCTACTCTATAACTTGTATCTGCATCAAACATATCTTTAACGTAGCCTTGAACAGCAAGAGCTCTCTGCCCTCTCAATACACCATTTTTTCCTATAGCTTCTTCTTTTAAATCAATGCTTGCAGCAGCAATAAAGTCTATGCCATTTTCAAGGAGCTCTCCATTAATGTCTTTTCTAGCATACTCTCTTTCATAGACTTTCTTTAAATTAGCTTTATCTTTATTATTAACTCTTTTAAGAGCTTCTAACGATACAATCCTATTAAGCACCTCTTCTGCTGTATCGGCTATCAATGGATCTATACTTTTATTAGTAAGATTTAAGTTAGCTATATTGTGTGCGTTTATACTGCTAACTTTTGCTTCTGCTTTGCCATTAATCATAATACCTGCAAGACTTCTAGCCATAAGCATATAATAATCTACAATTCTGCCGTTGTTCTCTTGACCATCAGTTATGCCTAATAGCTCATTTTCTAACGCTTTAATTTCTTTTTCTAATGCGACTTGATCTTCATTTAAAAACTCTTCAATCTCTTTGTTGGTATATTTTAGATATAAAGAGCTCATATCTCCTCGCATGTACACACGACTAACAGAATGATTTTGATCTATTGAAAACCCTTTTTTAAGAAACGCTTCGCGCATTTCTACAGTAACCGAGTCATTTATGGCTTGCCCGTTTTGATCCACATGTTTATTTACTGTACTAACCATAGTATGATAAGCAATCATATCTGGGCTTGGACCTGTTAATTCCCTAAGAATAGAGTCTGTCATTCCTAAAGCAGAAGCTCCCATACGTCTTCTAGTATTTCTCAAAGCTTCAATAAAATCTTTAAACTTAACAGTGGGAGCTACAGAAATTATTTTTGCTGCACTACTTAAAAGCGCATATTTGCTTTGTTGTAACGCTCTCGTTGAAGCCAAAGTAACTAGAGGTTGAACAATTACTTTAGTCAACGCCGTTTTCATTAAACGACTCCCGGCTTCAAAAAATTCAAAGTTTCTAGCTAATTTACTTTTATTCTTATTTTCAACATTTGTCATAGCTTCAATTATTTTTTGAAGTTTATCTGCAGCGTTTAAGTTTCCTGTGTTTAATAATTTTTGATCAAATTTACGTAATAATTCTCGGAAAAAATTCATAAACTTTTCAGCAAAGTTTTCGCCTTTTATTAATTTACCTTGTGGAGGAGTAAACTCTTTTAAAGTTTTTCTAAAATTCTCATCAAGCAACCCAAGCATAGCAAATTCATGTAAAAAGTTATTTCTTTTTAAAATAAACTCTTCTCCAGAATGCACATCTGTGTGCTTTGTTTCAATTACTTCCTCGTTAGCAAAAATATGATCTAAACGCTCTTGTGCTATTTCATTAGCTATTGGATCAGATGTATCATTTCGATCTGGTAAAAAAGCTGTGTAATCAATTTGGCCTTTTTTAACTAACCTCTGTACATATTTAAATAAAGTATGAAACTCTCTTTGAATTCCCCCATCATTAATATTAATTTGATCATAAGTAGCTAAATGCCCTAGTTCATGCACATATGCTCCTGCTACAGACATACTTATCTTACTTTCTGGCCTACCTGTAGCGTTACTAATATATACTCTTGGAATACTCGGTATAGCGTCTCCACGAGTACGCTTTCCTTTGGTCTGTAAACTTAAACCTACTTTGCGCATTCTAGGAGCAATAATGTTTGTAACCACATATCTTAAATGTTCTAAATGTTCAGCAGACTCTTTTTGATGTCCTATGTTTATTAAGTTTTCAAATACTTCTTCGGTATTTAGAGAAGTAATAAAGTCAGGAGCATCTTTTCCTATGGCGTCTCTATACGTGCTATCATTTTTAAATTGCTCAAATTCTTGATTATTAGAAGCGGGAGAAGAACCTAATTTATCAGCAGCATCTCTTGCTTTTCTAATTTCCTCATTAATAAGCTCATCTACAAGAGCGCTAATATCTTCTTCTGTATTCTGTTGTTCAGTACTTTGATAGCCTTTAGAGTTACTGTCATAATGTAAAACATTTGTAACTTTGCTTAATAAAATTTTTCTTGCTTTTGCTTTAACTTGGGCGTCAGACTTAAATGTTTCTATTGCTTTTTGTATTTCTTTTAGTTTTTTAGGATCTGATTTACCAATGTATTTTTGCTTTTTTAATGCTGTCTCTAAAATAGTGTTAATACTTTCTGCCCATGCGTTTGAATCGGCTTTTGTACCACCATCTTTAATGATTTGTGCTTTGCCATCAGCAATGTATTTAACGTATCCAACAAAAGTTCGACTTAACGCATCCCCCATCGCTACTAACGGATCATAAGAATTCATTGTTTCAATAAATGTTTTATTGATTTCAGTAGTTCCTGCTTCTTCATCCCTTAATTTAAGACCAATTTCATCATATAAGTTTAACGCATCAAATTTTGATAACACTAAAGCCATTACAGCAGCATCGATCTGTATATTAAGCGTTACACCTGCAGCTACTCCTAATGGTTCAAGCGTAATTGTTCTGCCACGCCCACCAATAGACGCAACTTTATTGACCAAAGGTTTTTCTTTTCTTACTCGAAGTCTTGTTGAATACTCATCTGTTTGATTGAGCTCTCTATCAGATAATTTAAACAAAGGCATACCTTCATTTAGCCCTACACTATTTGTGTTAATCTCTTCTTTTTTGCCCAAAGCTGTTTCAACAATTGGCATCATGTAATTTAATTTTTTTAGAATTTTTTTCTTTTCTTGAATGGTTAAAGCTTTTCCTTCTTGCTTTTTCATTGCAAGTTCTACTTCTTTATTATAGATAGTTTCAAAAAGTATTACTGCTTCTTGTCCTCTTTTATTTATTTCTTGTCGTACTTTAAAAATACCCCCAAGCTCACCATTTAATACTTCTTTTAATGCTTCGCCTTTTGCAATTAATATGCTGTTTCTTAATAGATTTCTTTCAAATTTAGTTAGCTTAAAGTTTTTAATATCTAATGACAAAACTTTGCTACGATTTGGGTATATAACTTTATTTAATGCTTCTTCTAATTCTGCTATTCTATCAGTTTTTATATCTGAATTAGACTCGTTCATTAATTCTGTTAATTCACTAAAGAATGATGCAATGGCTTTATCAGCAAAATTTCGTGCTGCGCTATTTAAGAAAGCTCCATAAGTGCTCGCAATAATAGGACTTTTAAACATATTTCTTGCAATGCTTTTAACACTTTCTTGAGAATCTTCTTTTGTAGTGAACGCACCTATTATAGTGTTAACCCCACTTGTAATTTGAGCCAGGTCATCAAATAAAAATTTTCTTTTGTCTTCGGTGTTTAAGCTATTAATATTTATATTAAGTTTTCTGCGTGTATATTCAATTAATACCTTATCAAACAATGATTTATCTTGTTTAGAAAATTCTTTTGTACTTTCGCTTTGAAATTTATATTTCACTTTATTTATAAAAACTTCTATTACATAATCTACAATTATTTTTAATTTAGCATCCTCTAGACTGTTTGTTGATTCCCGAACCACGTCTATATCTTTTTCTATTGAATCAGCTTGTCTACTTGTTTCTAAAACAACTGTCTCGTAAATATCATTTTTTCCTAATTTATGTTTCCACTTAAGAGAATCTGTTGTTTCATCAAAATAAATGCCAGTTTTTTCAAGCATATCTTCTAAGTTTGTGCTTGAATCATTTGCAGTCATTAAACTAATAATACTAATAGCAACGCCACTGTTAGTTGCATCAGCTCCTCTATACATACCGGTTTTAAAAGAAGACTCAGTTTTTCTAGCTGTTAGATAAGAGGCAAATGTTATTAACGCATCAAATGTTGCAAACCCCTCTCCGCCTTCTATAGAGGCGGCTACAACTGCAGCTTCTTGTTCTTTAGTAAATGTGCCACCTTTTTCACTTTGCATGGCCTGAATAGCCTTAATAGCATCAACAAATACAAGGTCTGCAGTAGAGTTATCAATACTAGCAGCTAAATCAACTATTTTAAGTAATACATTTTCAGTAGAATTGCCTGAAATTCCTAAATTATTTGCAATAGCTAATAACAAACGATTTATAACAGCTGCGTCTGAACCATCTGTTTGAATAATGTCTCTGTGATTCAATGTTCCCATCATACGTCTATGCAATTTACTGCTTTGTTCATTTACAGAAATAGTATCGTTGTTCTGTCTTCCATTAGACAACATGACTAGTGCGTGATACAATTTTGGATCTGATTTTCTTTTCGTTTTTATAAGAGCCAATAAATTATCTAATATTCTTTGATCTCTTAAAATAACATTGTTTTTGCTTTCAACAGAACCTTGTTCTTCTAATGTAACATTGTTTTTTACATCAGATACGTAACCTCCGATTGTAGCTAATCCTATTGAAATGCCATTTTTATTTCTACCAAAAGCATTGTAAACCTCTAAATTATCTTGTCGTATTCCTTTAGCTTCTTTTTGTTTTTTATCCATACTCTCTATTTGCTGTTCGGATGCTTTTGCTTCGCTGTTTTTAATTTTTGAATTAACTTTTTTGGGCTCTTCAAATATTGCGCCGCTGCCTTTAATATTTTTCCCAAAAGTTATGTTAAATAGATTATTACCTAAATCATATTGGTTTTCTAATTTTGCTAAATTTTTAACAGGTACTTCTACCTCATTCCTTAAATCAATATCGTAATAAATTTCAGTTTTTACTTTAACAAACCTTATTTTTTCATATGTCTGTGTTTTTTGATTTACATTACTATCTATAAGTTCTTGTGTTTCAGAGTCTATTTGTTGTGTCACATCTAAAGCGTTTTCAATACGTGTGTCACCTTCTTCTCTTAAATTATTAAGATCTGAGGTCGATAAACTTTTAAACTCAACAATTTCCATTTGTGCTAATGCAGCTAAAACGTAATCTCCTATTGAAGCTTCCATTCTAGTTTGATCAGCTTCACTCATAGTGTCTTTAGGATCTAGTCCCATATTTTTTAAGAAGTCTTGCCCTATGTTATAATTAGTCTGTCCTACTAATACTCCTAATTTTTCAAGCACAAGCCGCATGTCTTCTGTTACAGGCGCATCTTTGTCTTTACCCACATATAAATTCATAACCTCTTCAGGCATGTTAATTGTGTGCAGCCCTCTTGAAGCAAACCAAGTAAAGCCGGCCAGTGCTAATTGGCTGATTGTGTTACTATCCAAAAGCTCTTCTTGTGGTGTGTTTAAACCGTCAGTGTCTTTTAAAAAATACTTGAATATGTCTTTCCTAAAAAACTCAACTTTATTGTTACCTTTTATGTCTATAACTGGGTTTGTATTTTTACTTCCTAATAAGCCTTCTTTAAAATCAAGCTCAAATTCTAATAAAACATTTAATAGCTCAATTTCGGCCGGGTTATTACTTTTAGACCCTTTGTTAAGTTCGCTATATATTTTTTTAGATATAGAGCTTCCTTTTTCTCTCAAATTTTCAAACAAATTAGGAAAAGTTCTTAAATAGTTTGAAGAAAGTACTGATGATACTTTGTACATCTCAGCTACCACTCCCTCAAACGTCCCAGTAAGTGCTTGGTTTGCTACTTGTTGTGTCGCATCTTCTAATGCTTTTAATCGTGCAGCAACATCATTAAAAATAGCTTCTACTGCTTGTTCAGTAATTCCATCAATATTTAATTTAGCTAAAGATCCCGGTAATTTCATTTCAGGCAAATCACTAATATTGTTAAAATCAGAGTCAATAATTTTACGTAACTTATTTAGATTACTCTTAAGTTTGTTTCGTAATTTAAACGGTTTGTATCCTTTTTTGGCTTT